TCGTTGGTCTTTTTTTCATCCAGATAATTGCATAAACTAATGTAATTATACTTACCGCTAAAGATAAAAATTTCATCAAATAAAAATCCATTTGACCTCCTACGCCTCCGCGCAGGTAGGCGATTTTTTAAAGTTTTTCTTCTGAATTTTTTTCTTTTTGTGCTTCCGGCAAATATTTCAATAATTGCTTTGAAGCTTTAAAACTTACATAATAAGATTCGGACGTATCCATTAATTTACCTTCTTTTGGTTCATAATATTTTGAAGCCTTCTTTTCTGTCAGATACATGGTAAAAAGCCCATTTATTTTCAATGTTTCTTTATTGCCAATAACTTCCGACAAAACTTCACTAATCGCATCAATAACAACATCTATATCTTTTTGATAAAAATTAGATTTTTCAGCAACTTTTTTTACAAACCAATGGCGGGTAAGTCCCGGTTCGCTTAAATCTATTTTTCTGTTTTTTTTGTTTTCTTCCATTATCCTTTTCCTTATTTTTATCTCCTATTTATCACACCGGAGATAAAGGCGTATTTTGTCTGCTAATTTTTCTGTTGTCCGTCAACATTTGCAGACCATTATGTTCTGCTGGTATATTTGAATTTAATGATATTTATTTAAAATTTACAGGCTCATTTTTATAATCCCAAGGTAATTTAAATTTCAGCCCGTAATGAAAATAATAAAAATCATTTCTCCATTCAGCACGTTTTTTTCTTTGTCTTTTTTCTTCATTCCAGCACACAGAACAAAATTTATATATATTTTTTTTACTAATTGTTCTCCACTCGCATTTTTGACACATTTTATCAAAATAAAAATAGTCCATTGTTTTCATCATGTTTTTTATTTTAATTCTACAATAACCTTCATTATCAACAAAATTAACTTTATAAAAGTTATCAATTTTCGTAACTAAATTTGTAGATAAAATTTGTCTTATTATCTCTTCCCTATCTTGATCACAAATATATATTTTAGCAAAAGAAAAAATATCATCCATATTATGTTTTACTAAAAACTGATTATTTTCCCCTATAGCATAATAATATTTAGACAAAGCCAATATCAAGAATAATATTTTTTTACCTTTTATATTCTCTATATTTTCTATTTTATCCAATTCAGACGTATAAATTTCAATTTCAACTTGATCTGGATATATAAAATTAAAAATTTTAAATCTACTTATATGTTCGTGTTTTATTTTAGTAATATTATTGGGACGCAACCCCATTATCTTATAATAATTATATTCATCATTATTATAAAAATCACGTTTTTGTTTAAATTTTTTATAATAACAAGGATATTTGTATCTGCAATAAGATATATAAGCATCTTTATTTTCATAACCAACATATTGAAAGGGAGAATTATAAATTGGATTTATTTTTTCAATAAGTTTATCTTCATAATATTTCAAATCTTTTTTTTCGCAATATAATATAACTTTAAAAATAAAATTATTTTCGCCATATTCATTCCATGCTCGTTGTAACAAAATATGGGCAGATTTATTTTTTTTAAGAGAAGAAAAATGAGTATATTTGCGTTGATTTAAATTTTTACTTTGGCCGATATAACATTCATTATTTGTTATATTTTCAATTTTATAAATACCGCAGTTTAATTTATTTTTTTTCATATTTTATATAATATATTTTCTCTATCATTAATAAGAAACGGACTATGCCTATCTAGTCTCTTTATTCCACCAATTTCTTTTTATTTCTTTATTTTTTTCTAACCTGCAATCCTCACAAAATTCTTTATTATGAACTTTTTTATCAATCTGTTTTCCACATATTGAGCAATAATGAGGATAAAAATCTATGATATTATCCAAGTCATCAACAAATAAAATAGGTTCACCTTCCTCATCAACAAATTTTATAAATAAATCAACTCCTCTAGTACGTGAAAATACTTGGGCATCAACTAATCCATAGTCCCTATCAATCTTTGTAAAAATAGAATCTTTCTCTATTTTAGGGGCGTGAATTTTTGCTCTTGTGCAAATTTCTGTTCTTTTTATATTTGCAATATAATCATGCCATCCTAAATTTATTTTAAAATGTTTTGATACAACCAATAAAACAAATAAAACCTTTTCACTCCTAAAATCTTTTAATGCTTTTATAGTATCAATTTCTTTCTGAGTTATAGGAATTGGTTTTGGAATAATCAATGAACGTTTTTTTGATCTTTTTATGGCATTTTTTATGTTTGAATCAGAAATGACATGATTAAAATCTGGATTAAATTTTGTACAAAAATTATTTAAATCTGTTAAAATTTGTTCTTCACTTTTCCCAATATATCTAAAATATTTTGCCAATATTGTTAAATCTATGTTTGACATAAATTTTTCAAAACCATGATTCAATAACTTTATAGCATATTTATATTCATCAAAAATCAACATAAATATCATCATCCTCATTCCTAAAATCTATTTCAAATAGACTATACTTGCTATCTAAATATAATATATTTCCTCCTTCATCTAAAAATGGCACAGAAGTTTTTTCTGACTTATTTTTCATCAAATTATCAATTATTCCTTCTCCAAAAACATTCCAAATAAATGATTTATTATCTGTTTTATGTTGTTCATAACAAATAGCCACAGCAAGATTTGTCAATTCAGACAAATCAGTATTAATCGTTCTTAAAGCATCTAATCGAACTTCTTTATTATACTGTTCAAGTGTCTTAAATTTTTCTTCGCCTTTTTCATCTCTGATATTATTAAAATTTCTCTTACCAGACTTATATCTACGATATATCTTATCTAATTCTTTATATTTTTCTATGTCAAAAGAAACGGAAGCGTCTTTCAAAGAAAGGATAATATTTTCATCAGGTATTTTTTTTATATCCTCTTTCAACTCTTTTATTTGGGTTTCCATATAATGACAAATTTTATTCATCAAACACCCCGAATCAATCAACGGACTATAATAAATATATTTATTTATCATGTTTATTTCACACCCAGAAGTTGGGTTAATCAATAAATCAATCAAATATTTTCCATACTTTGAAACGCTGACAAAATCATATTTTTCACGATGAGTTTTATATTTTTCATTATAGTCAGAATATAACCACTTCATAAAATAAGGTCTTTTATTAATCAATACACCATTATAAAAATCAGCATCCTCATCAGATATTTTTTTGCCCTTTTTTGTATATCTCGTCCAATGTTTCGGAAATTGCTTGACAATCAATCCCTTTGCCTTATCAATCTCATTACCCTGTTCTTTACGACAAATTTTCAGACGATTGATAATTTCCTTATATTCTCTTGACTCCTTGTGATATAATGGTAACATGGCATACATTGTCGTGGAACAGTTTGTAATGTAACCCACCCTTGAATTGAAAGCCAACATATCCGGTTGATAAAGCTCCGACTCAATGATATTCTTTTTTCCAACTTTATTTTTTGTATAAGTGACAGGCAAACCGCCTCTCGCACCATCTAAAAATTCTGACTGGTCTGTGGTCATAACCAAGTCTCCGTCAAAATCGGCATCGGCCTGTATCATCACATCATTACCATGTACATTGTAAACTATTCCACTATTTAAATACTGATACCAATAATCCACTTCTTCATTTTGTTGTAAATTTAAAATATTAACTTCAGATTCCCATGTCAAAGGAGCGCGACAGCCAGCAACTTTTTTAGTATCTTTTTTATTCCAATATTGTGAATAATGTTGCCCCCTCTCCAGCAAACCGTTTACTGGCAATCCAAACATATGTTCCATAAATGCATAAGGATCAGAAATCATAATCTGATAATTTCCATCCATCAAAAGATTTCCGATATACGATTCTCGAATTTTTTTATTTAACGATCTGGCAAGGTAATTTTGAATATAAGGGTCTTTCAGCAAATCATTATTTAAAATAAGTGCTTTTGTCACCACATCATGTAAACTATCAAAAATATCTGCTTTAAATTCTTGATTGGCATTTTTGCCCAAAAGATACAGTAAAGCATAAGAAACATCAGTACGAATTGTTTGATTAAAAAAATCTACTGTTTTTTGGCACAGACTTTTTATTTGATCGTCATCTAAATCAAGAACTTGAAGGAACTGATAATTGCTAAAAACATACCTTTTATCAATTTTTGGCGTTGAGCGAGAAATGCCCCACCCAATTTTATTTTTATGGCAACTATCAATATAATGTTTGCAGGAATCATAAGCATACCACAACTTCAATTGAGATTCGGTAATAATGACATCCATGTCCCTGATATTGACTTGATTACCCCAAATATCTTCAATCATGTGCTTGCCAAGATCGTCAGAAAATCTATGAAAATCCATCACGCAAACCATACCCTTCATGAAAGCATTGCGTATAATAAACGCCGAAGGTGTATAATCCAATTCCATATCTTCCGCCCAAATCTGAGCCTGTCTCGGAGAAATTATGCCCATGCCATCGAACAAATTGAATTCGATATCCATTTCTTTTTCAACAACGAAATCATCTGGGCTATGTTCTTCAATAAAATCTACCTTCTCTTTACGAGTTACTAAACAATCCTTTATGACGCAAAAGTAGGGTTCACTGACAGGTAAAGTAGCAGAAGCCATTAAAGCGAAATAAGCATTAAATTTTGCAGGAGTAATTGGAACATCTTTTCTATCATTATTCATAATAGATTTAAGTTGTTCAGACCATTTTTCCTCCACCAAAACAACCGTATTACGCCTGCTGTTTCCAGCCCCGCACAGAAGCCTAACAAATTGTTTATTATTTACGAAAAATTTATTATCAATCATATATTGATAATGTTTATTATCTTCAATCACCACAGAAATAATTTCTGGACAGAATAAAAGATCATCAATTTCTAATTCGATTTCTTTGAGTCTATGGGCTTTCTCCGGCGTAAAATTTCGTTTTATTTTTTTCTTTTCTAAAAATAAATCATCAATATTTTTATCAATATTTTCTTTTCCTTGAATTCTTCTCAATGCTCTCAACATTTCTGAGTTGCCGATTGAAATCAACTCGCCATTTTTTCGAGCCTGAGATACGGATAAAGATATATTCCAATTTGAATTTTTTAAACGTGAAGATGTAAATTTATATGTGTAGTATTGTCTTAATTTTGCCGCCAAGTATTTTCCTCAAATAATCTTCTTTGTGCAATATCAAAGTATTTTTGTTCCAGATCAATACCAACAAAACGATAATGTAAATTTTTAGTTGCCAATCCTGTACTTCCAGACCCCATAAATGGATCAAGTACAATTCCATCAGGCGGAGTAACAAGTTTTACAAGATATTCCATAAGAGATTGTGGCTTAACTGTAGGATGATCATTGCCATCTCCTCTTTCCTTCTTACTAACTTTTGCACAATAAAAGAATCGAGAAGCGCCACCAGAATCTCTATAATCAACCGTTTCTCTTCCGTCTACCATTCCCCAAAGCGGATGGCTGTTTTCACTACCCCTTATTGGATTATTAGAGTTCCCAATTCTTGCACTGCTTCTATCACCACTCTGTTCATCTAATATTTTTCCGGCTTCTTCATCCATAATCACATTTGCAGGAAAACGACCTTTTGTATTTTGTTTTTGTTCATAATCGGGCTTTACTTCCTGCCCAAATCCAGACCAATTTTCTAGTTTATTGATAGGAACAATTTCGCCATTCAGTTCAATACGAGAATCATCAATATTGATTCCACCTACGCCCCATTTCAATACATTCTTTACAATCGTTTTTTCTGAAATGGGTTTGCGTGCCAAACAAATAGGTTCATTGGCTGGTTTAAGCGCCGTACCCCATCCATTCCATTGTTCCGATTCTAGTGTGGCGGGAGCAGTTACCCAAGCAGTTTCTTCATCCCCGCCCTGCGCCGTTCCAAATTTATTGCCATCTCCAAAAGTTTTTTTTCTACCCGCACAATAATAAGGATCGCGTCCAATAACTTTTCTTTCTGCTTTTAGTTCTTTATCAATCCCCTTAGAAATATCATATGATTTTGGAAAACCTTGTCCATAAATCCACTGTACTTGATCTCGAATTTCAAAACCAGCATCTTCAATTCCATTTACAAGCAAATGATATGTGCGAGTTCCACCAAATGCTAATATATGCGCTCCAGGTTTCAAAACCCTATAAATTTCCGCAAAGGTTACTTTGAAAAAATTCTCTATCATATACTTCTGGATTTTTTTCTGCAATCGGATGGCATTTAATGCACAAAGTAACAAGGTTATCCATTCTATTATCTTTAGTTTCTCGATAGGGGACAATGTGATGGCATTGAATTTCTTTTCTACCACAATGTTTTCCACACATTCTACATTTATATTCGTCTCTTCTATATACTTCTTTTCTAATTTCGTCCCAGTCATCCCCCCTATAATTTCTCTTGTCTTTACTTCATCCATCAATATATGACGGGTTGTTTTTTCCCAACATGGTAATTTTGTGAGATTTTTCAAAGCATTTTCGACTACAACATTTTTGACTTCTTTTTCTAGCAACGAAATCGGAATTACATACTTTGCATCTTCTTTTTCTCCACAAAGGAATTGTGTAAATTCGTTTTTTATAGGGAGATGATTTAATAATTCCAAGAGTTCTGGCTTTGTAATGGCAAGAACTTCCGCAAAATCGTTTTTTTGAACTTTTGACAACTTCAAATTTTTTTCCACAGGTAGCACAAATTCTAAATTCTCTGTTTTCAGATTTGATTCCCGCATAAGAACATTCTCTCGAACAATATTTTGCTCTGCCAAAATTTTCTCTGCTTTTAGCTCTATAAAAAATCTTTCCGCAAAATTTACAAATGTATTCTCTATCCATAAATATTTCCACAAATCAGATATACCATCCCAATTATTCCTCATAAATCCATTTCCAGATTGATCAATTAGAAAATATGGTGGGTCAGTTACTACACTATCAAAATAATTATCTGGGTATTCTTTTAAAACAATTTTACTATCGCCACAATAAATTGTCGTAAAATCATCAATAATTGCTTTCAATTATTCCTCAATGCATATTTAAATTTTTATTTATCCAACTTGTAATTCCAATTATCATCAATATATTTTTCCCAAGACACGCTCCGATAAACGGAAAGATAATTATCAATTTCAAAATCAAAATCTATATAATTTGAGCAATCACTATTTAAATTATCTGTTTGTTGTTCTACCGGAGTGCATTTATCGAAAAATATACAATTTTCACAATAATGCTCTCCCCTCATAAGCCTCCTTCCCAACTGTATACAGTTATGAGATGAATATTACCATACATACTTGCTATTGTCAAGGTTTAGTTGACAAATTTGTAATAATATGGTAGTATATATGATATTGGGTGGAAATTTATTCAAAAATGGAGAAACATGGAAAATTATAAAGATTTCGAATTTGTAGATAAATATATAAAAAGATTAAAAAAAGATAATTTATGGCATGATGCCAAAGATTTGCCAGAAGTATACATTCCTGTGCAGGTAGAGTTATTCAGAGAGGGAACTGGTTACTTCTGGTCTACTGGACAATATGAGGGCTATTGGTCACTCATGAGGAAATTTTTAGATTATATTGTGTACGATCCCATAGACGAAGATTTCTGGACTGTGGTAAGATGGAGAAATCTTCCTCACGAAAGGAATCAAAAATAATGTCTGATCAAAGAATCAAAGTTATAGATAGTTATCCTGGCTCTGGGAAAACCAGTATGGCAATTAATTATATCAATCAGTTAGACGAAGATACTAAAGTAATCTATATCACTCCTTTTTTATCCGAATGTACGCGTATTATTCAAAGTACCCATCGCAAATTTGTTCAGCCGGATACGCGCAGTGGTATGGGTAGAAAGATGGATCATTTAAAAAAGTTGGTATCCAAAGGGGAGAATATCGTATCCACGCACGCCTTATTTTCAAATATTGATGATGAATTGATCAATGCCTTACGTTCCAATGATTATGTTTTATTTTTAGATGAAACCATGAATGTAGTAGAGAATTTTGATTTCTATAAGGAAATCAATCTGAATGAAGATAAAAAATTGGATTCTACTAAAAACGATATTTTAAGCCTTGTTTCTAAAGGTTATGTAAAAATTAATGATGATTATTCCATTTCTTGGATTTCTGACGAATATCTTGTAAAATATGAGGGATTAAAAAATTTAGCCAATAGAAATTTATTATATTTTATTAATAACTCGCTCTTGGTCTGGACGTTTCCCATTGAAGTTTTTCGACCCGGAATATTTTCAGAAATTTATATCCTAACCTATCTTTTTGATCACCAAATCCAATCTTTATATTATGACTATTTTCATCTTGAATACGATTTTTACCATATTGAAAAAATTGATAATCAATATAAGATGATTGATACCAAAGATAATAAAAATGAATTGCAATGGAAGAAAGATATAAAAAATCTTATTACAATTATTGATCAACCAAAACTGAACCGTATTGGCAGTATCTACTACGACTCCAGCAACCATCCTGTAAAATCTGCTCTCAGTAAATCTTGGTATATGAATAATCCTGATTTAATTAATAAGGTAGGTGATAATATCCTGAATTTTTTTAAACATTATACCGATACCAAGACTAATCAAAGAATGTGGACTTGTTTTAAAGATGATGTTCGTAAAATATCCAGAAAAGATTTATCTAAAAAACACTGGCTTGAAATTACCAGTAGAGCAACTAATGATTATGGCTCACGACTCGCTCTTGCCTACTGCATCAATAGGTATCCAAATCCGTTTTTTGAACAATTTTTTAATAAAAGAGATATTCAAATCAATGAAGATCAATACGCTCTCGCTGAGATGATCCAATGGATATGGAGAAGTGCTATTCGTAATTTTGAACCGATTATTATTTATATCCCTAGTGAAAGAATGAGAAATATTTTTATACAATGGTTGAATAATTAAAAATCATATTGTCGCAACGACTCGCCACTTTTGATCAAAATCCCTGTTGCCAAAGGGATTTTTTGTTTAAATTAGTGTTTTGGAGAACTTTTAAAATAAAATGCTCCAAAATGGTGTTTTTGCCCCTGATTTTAGAGGGTTATACCCCCTTGAAAAATTTTTGCTCTTAAAAGAAGATATATAGAATACTCCTTTTTTTTAAAATGGATAAAATATACTAATTTATTATTTTTTTATGGTTGCTAATAGAAAAATTAGATTTTTTATATATAAAATTTAAAAAAAT